CGCTATAGGCGTCAACTGTGGAGTACACGGAAGAATCACTCCCGCCACCAAACAGCCCGTAGCTCCCCACGGTCGTCGCTGCCAAGCCGCTGCGAGCCTGACTTAGAGCTGTCGGAGTACTCCTCACCAAGGATGCGCTATAGGCGTCAACTGTGGAGTACAGGGTATCAGCGAATACACCATAGCCTCCACCACCGAACAGCCCATAATTCCCTACAGTCGTCGCTGCCGGGAGGCACCTTACTTGGCTCAACCCCGTCACCGTCCCATAGTACCCTAGCTTCTGATCTGCCGAGTAAAACAGTCGAGCCTTTCCACCCACGCCAACATAGGCTTTTTTGACTTTGCGTGCCTTGTTGGCGACCCCGGTGTAAATTTTCTTGACTTTGCGAGCCTTACCGGCCACGCCAACGTAGCACGCCTTCGTCATATCAGTAGTCCTTTCCGGTGATTTCCTTGTACTGCTCCTTCGTGATGACGCCCTTCTTCACAGCGAGGCGAACCATCTGAGCCGTCCAGAGCCCTTGATCGAAATTCCGTTTCACGAGATCGAAAGTCATGCTACATCCTCCATAGAAGCAAGGTTTTGATATTCAAGCGCCGCCGCAATACGTTCTTCTGCCGACGGCGTCGTATCCACTTCAGGTTCCGTGTTGATGATCTCTTCAATCTTTGCGAGGGCTTCGGATTCCGAGAGCGACGCGTCGATCTGATACATCGTGCGCATTGCAGACAAATTCTGGAACGCCCACATCACTTCACCGTTTTCGTCCGTTTCCACATAGTGCACGAACGCCAAGGCGGCAGGGAACTGTTCCAGCACCGCTTCCTTCGTCGCCAAGGCACCGTTGGGGAACATGTAAACCTTTTCCCCAGTGTACTTTTCTACTTTCTTCATTTCTCCTAACTCCTTTTACTCGTAAACTAAATAAATATGCCCAGTCGCAAGGGCAGAAGTTCCTACTGTTAAATCAGTCGTACTGCTCGTAGCCTTGACATAACCCGCCAAGCTTTGATGGGAAGTCAAGAACCCAGAATCGTTTGCGAGTTGCGACGTTTTCGTCGGAATGGTCGGCTTATTTTTAATCGCCGTCACCCCAGAACTCGCGCTCCAGTCCGCCTGTTGCTGCGTTGTCAAAAACCCCGAGTCGTTCGTCAGTTGAGATGTCTTCGTCGGAATCGTCGGCTTGTTATTGATAACCCCCGCGCCCGACGTAGCATTCCAGTCCGCTCGGACTTGAGTCGTCAGATACCCCGAGTCGTTGGTCAGTTGAGAGACCTTCGTCGGGATAGCCCCCGTCGTCGCGAAATGGCTGTCGTTCGTGAGCTGAGACGTTTTTGTCGGAATGGTCGGCTTGTTCTTAATAGCCGCCACCCCGGTACTCGCGTTCCAGTCCGCTTGGGTCTGAGAGGTCAGAGCCGTAGCCCAAGCACCGCTGCCGTTCAAGAACTTGGCCTGGTCGCCTTTTGCCGGGGCCGGGACGGTACCAGCGGCACCAGCTGCCGCACTCGTTGCACCCTTCATCACAGTGGGGATAGCCGAGTTCTTCGCATAAGTCTGGTCGATGACGTTCCCCTTAGCGTCTTGCGATGCCTTAGTGGCCGTATCGGCCTTGGTAGCCGAAGCGGCCTTAGCCGACTTACCAAGGTAGGCATCGTCGGCTTCGGCCTTCGTCATCTTCGTCTTCAGCGTGTTGTAAAGTGCCCGCATCTCGACAGCAAGCCGCCAGCAAAGATTCTGCAGCTGCTCAGTCAGATTAGCAGGCGAAGGATAAGGTTTTTCTGCCATTGGCTTGCTCCAAAAATGCGGATTGCGCCTTATTCAGTCGCAGTCAACGCCGCTTCAAACTTCGCCACAAGATCAACCGTCGTGTCGCCGACAGCGTTTTTGAGGTTCGCGATGGCCGTCGCATTGTCCGTGGCCTTCTTTTCGACCGCCGTCAGACGAGTGCCATGAGAAGTCACGTCAGTTGCGGCACCCGCACCGATGTTGTCTCGGACTTGCTTCTTCTGTGCGTCCGTCAAGGATTGAGCGGCGTCGTACTTCACGTGTCCGGCAGCCACTTCCTTCAAGGCGTCGATAGCGGTCTTGTTGACATCAATGAGATCAGCCAGTTCCTTCAGCGTGTCGTACGCAGCACCGGCACCGCCAAGAAGGTCATTCTTCACCGCTTGCTTAGCCGCAGTGATTTCAGATTCGATCTTGCTCGAAGAGTAGGTCTTGTCCGTAGCCGCCGCGGTGTCATCAATTTCCGTCTGGGCATTGACCTTGTCCTGCAAAGCCTTCAAATCAGTCTGAAGCGTACCAAGGCTCGTCTGCAGAGCCGTAATATTGCCCTTAGCCGCGGAGACATCGGAAGCGTTCGTAGACGCCTTCGTTTCCACAGCAGACAGACGCTTCGCATAGTCGTTCAACGTCGCCTGAGCGGCAGAGATAGAGTCCACCGTTTCGTTGATGGCCGCAACAATAGCCGTCTTGTCGGTCGTCTTCAGGTTAGCGAGGGTGCCGACTTGAGCGTAGACCTTCTTAATTTCGGTACCCACGCGGATCGCAAGGGCTTCCATTTGTTGGGATTGAGTTTTCGTATCAGCCATAACGGCTTACTCCTTTAGCACTTTGTCGAGAACTTCGACGGGATCGGGGTCAAACGGCGCTTCTTGAACAACGAGGTCCCCGATAGTATCCCCGTGTGTTTCGCCATAAATCTTTAAGAAGTACAACTCGGGATCAGGGTCCATCAAGAACTTGTTCACCGACTCCCCTGCCGGTCCTTCTGGGCCTTCTTCACCCTGTGGGCCAGCGGGGCCGGTTGCACCCGCCGGGCCAACTTCACCTTGCGGACCTTGAGGTCCCACCGGGCCACGCCCGAACGAGATACCGTCCGTCCAGTCGCCTACAGCGCCGGACTTCTTGAAGTAGAGCTTGCCGGTATCCCATGCCAGAAAAGAGAACCCGCGCGTAAAGGCGTCGTACGAACTACGTTCCGACTCGGGCCCCTTCGCATCCGGCTGGTAGTTCGTACCGTCAATGCCGGGGTCACCTTGGTCGCCCTTCTCACCCTGAGGCCCCTGCGGGCCAATTTCACCTTGCGGGCCAACAGGGCCAACCTCGCCTTGGGGGCCTTGCTCACCTTGGGGGCCTTGAGGCCCAACGTCGCCCTTGTCGCCCTTGACACCTTCAGGTCCCTGGGGGCCTGTCATACCTTGAGGGCCTTGAAGCGACACGCCGTCGCTCCAGTCACCTAAGGCGTCGGAGAGTTTGTAGTAAAGGACGAGCGTGTCCGTCGCAAGGAACGAGAAGTTCTGCGGACGGTTGTCGTATAGAGCGCGGTCGTCGCGGGGTCCAGTTGCATCAGGGCTGAAACTGTCGCCCTTCGGACCCTGTTCGCCTTGAGGCCCCATCGGACCTTGCGGGCCTTGCGGGCCACGTTCGCCAATGGGACCACGTTCGCCTTGAGGGCCTTCGGGGCCTTCCGGCCCTGCCACGCCTCGCGGGCCTTGAATGCCCGGGACTTCGACCCGGAACACACCGCCAAAAAGATGATCTTTACAGGACACGAGTCACCTCCGGGTAGAAGTCGATCTGTCCTTCGGCAATTCGATAGTGCAAACCATCCTCGCTTGTCGCGATGAGGTCATAAACTGCAGTATCGAATTTGTACGCAGCCGTCACGTCCGCCGGGAAGTGCATCGTCACTCGGCAGCCGTCAACGGTAATACGCCCGTTTTCCGTGGACATCGTGTCAAACACTCGCTTCGATCTGACATAGGGCCGCAGCTCCATCTGAAAGCTGTAACCCTCGAAATCCAACTCTTTTCCGCTCGGGTCTGTAACCACCAAAGTATACGCTGTATCGCTTGCGCAATCCACCGTTGGATTCACCTCTACAGGGCGGATATTGAAATTGATTTTTTCAGACATTACTCTTCCCCGAAGCGTTGATGCGGGCAACGATCTCGTTGATTTTTTCAATCACCGTCACCAGCCCGGCATCCCGCTGAAGCCCCGTGAGCTCCTTCATTCCCGGACGAGCCCCGGTAATCATCTCGATGGACTGCTTCACCGTCTCCATGGGCTTCGCGAGATTCGTCGGAAGCCCGGAAATACTGATGGAAGGCTTACGTGTTTCTGCCATGGTTCACTCCTATTGCGGCGACGCCAACTCTCTCATTGAGGTTGACATCGAGAACGATCGAATGTCCACATTGCCGACGAACTTCACCCACCACGCGTAGCCCTTGTAGGGAGGAATGCGGCAGGCCTTCAGGCTCGTGAACACCTTCGAATAGACTTCGTGGCCGTCGGCGTAGATCGTCACCGTCACCGAGCGGAATTCCGCCTTCGTGAGATTGGGCTTCAGCAACCCGCCGTTCACCTCAAACGTGTTAAGCGTTACAGCGTTGAACTCCCCGAGAAGGCTCTTTCCTTCCCGCTCTGCCCAGATCGCCGCGTTGTAGTCGTCAATCTCCTTGCGCTTTGCTTCCCAAGCCACCACGTCGGCGTTTGAGTTGTAGTCCGCGTCAAGCTTCATACAGGAGAAAGACGTGAGGTACGGGTTCACAAACCGCTTGCTCTGCCACGTGAACTGCTCTTTGTTAATGTCGTCAGCGTCGATTTCGTAGATGTAGTTGTCGGATTCCGACAGACAGAAGAGACGCCCGGAGCCGCGCTCGATGTGCATCGCCACCGGAGTGAAGTCGTAGTTCACCAGCTCAGGCGTTTCGCCGCGGGCGAAAATCAGCATCGAGGTCTCGTTGCCCTTGCGGTACACCGCGATGTACTGGTTGTTGTACATCACCGCCAACATCGTCGAGGGGTTGTAGTTCTTCCACTCGTCCTGGCTCACGATGGGTCGCGTGAACACGTCCATCTGACCGGCGGCAAGAGCCACCACGCCGTAGGCCGAGGCGTACAGCACGCCGTACTGGTCGTAAGCGATAGAGCGCTTCGAAACGCACGGCTGGCTCATCGGTTGCTTTTCCTGCGTCATAGACGCCGGAGACGTACCGGAAATCGTATACGGTTGCCGAGAAGTCGCCACCACCAATGTCGAACCGTAAACCCCGAGCCCCACGATCGGGGAGTCCGTCGTCAACATATAGGAAGACGGCCACGCATGAGGCAAATAGGGTTCCGAGAACCACACTTGGTTATGAACAAACCCGGCCAAGAAGCCATTAGGCATCGAGACGAGACCCTTCAGGCCGTCAGGCGGCGGGGTGTAATTGAGCGAATCGAGCTCCTTTCCCAACTGAGACGCCGAGCGCTTGTCGATGTACGTCCGACCACTCCAAGGGACACCGTAAAGCGACACCCCGGTGTCGGCAAGCTTGTGATCCGTGAGCGGCAGCTCGTCCACCAGCTGATAAATCGTCGAAGACGACCCGCTCACCGTGCGGTAAATGCGGATTTTCGTGATGTTGAGGTGGTCAGTCGGCGGATCGGCAAAGCCCGAGACTTCCACAGAGCCGCCTTCGGTGTCGCAGACGACTTGCGTCGCGTCACTCGGAGCCGATTCCTCTTCCACCTGCCCGAACGTCGAGACATACGTGTAGACGTATGCCCGGTTGCTCGTGTTGTCGGCAGAGAACTCTTCGTACTCCTTGTCCGGATGCTCCTTTTCCCATTCGTCCCTGTTGTTCGGGACGCGGTTCGCCTTCAAGGCCGGAGCCACCGTCGGGTACGGCACCCCCAGATACAGCCAATTACGCGGAGCCGGACCGGTACCCTGCGTCGCCATCGAGTAATTCGTCTTCTTGCAGACGCCGCCTTCAGAGTAGTAAATGCGGAATTCGTCATTGTCGGCGATCGGTGAATAGCAGACATCCGTGTCCACCGTCCATTCAAGCCACTGCGAGGACCCTGAAGCTCCTTCCAGCTTGAAAATGGACTGCACGCCGTCCTGCTCCACCTTCTGCACAGCCTTCGGGCGGTTGTAGGAGCGGATCTCCCCACTCTGCAGTTTCAGGTTTCGGGCTTCCGTCGCCTGGTTGTCCTGCAGGAGAGTGGCGCTGACTTTCGGGATAATGCCCGAAAATTCATTGATGATTACCGTAGACACTCTGCAAATCCTGATACATTCGAACGCAAGTCTTCAGGGCTTGGTGCTGCTCTGAAAGCTCTTGAGAACATCTTGTCGCCAGCTCTGCACCTCGTTCGAGATGGTTAAGGGCGACTGCGCTTTGTTTACGACACTCTCGGGCAGAGAGGGAATCGACGCGGGCTTGGGCTGCACGCAGTTCGTCGCGCACCCGGTCAAGCTCAGCATTACTGCGCTCACGCTCAGCCATAAGTAACGCTTCAGACTTTTCATGCTCCTCCCGCGCTCTCGCCGCCAGAGACACCGTGATGAGCTCCGCTTCCTTCGCTCGGGTCTCCGTCGCCTTGTTCTGCGCCGTCTGGTCGAGCCAGAGGCCCCTGTAATAAATCGCTGATGCTGTAGCAGCCAGCAGTGCCAAAACACATCCGCCCACCAACCACCACTTCAATCGGCTGGCCGCGGAAAACAGCAAGCTCCATGGCACGGCGTCTCTCCAATCCGGGAACGACTTTGCCCTTGAAGTACTTCCAACGCATCCACTGCACGGCTACGCCGTCGTAGTCGCCCTCGTTCAAGCACGCCAGGAGCGTAGACCGCACAAAGGCCACCGTTCCGATGTTAAAAACCAAACTCGTCAGGGCGTCGAACTGGTTCTGAGCCAGTGGCACGTCCACGTAATCCCTTACAACTCTTTCCGCCCGCACCGCGTCGGACTTCAGAATCCCGAACGCCTGCTCCAGGGACACTTTATCCCCCGGGGCGACATTCTCTGTGTGGCCGAAACCCACCGTCCACTTGTCGCCGGTCAACGGCTGTTCCGCCGTCGGCGCGTACCCCTCGAACCACGAGATGAGGAGCACCCCTACTGCCGAGACTGCCGCCGCAGGCTTCTTCCAGCTCATTTACGAGCCTCCTTCGCGAGCTCTTGGATAATCTGCTGGTGCTCGCGCTCAAGGAACTGGACATGATGCGCCGTCTCAATCACCTGCTCCCGAGTGTCGGCCACAGTCGTGTAGAGCCAACCGACAGCGCCGATCAGCGCCGCCTGGACTGCCCGGGCAATCCACGCACTCGTCGTGACGGAACCGCGAATCTTGTTCAAAAACGCCGTGTTAGTGTTCTGCCGAGATTCCAGCGTGTCGAGCCGCGTGCCGAACTCAAGGAACTTCTGCTCATAGGCCTTTTGGTTGGACGCAAGCTGAGTCAGCACTCCCCCGAAATTCCCCATCTCGTGCAGAGCCGCCTTGACCTCGTCAAGGGACTTCGATATGAGCCGCAGCTCCGTTTTCACAGAAGCCAATTCAGCTTCGGGGTTATTACCGACCATACATCGCCTCATTCTGCCGGGGCTTCCGCCGCCTTCTTCTTTGTCTTCTTACCTGCGAGTTCCTGCACGGCCTTCACAAGAACCGGCACCAGTGCTTCGTAGTCCACGTAGCACATGCCGACACCATCCTTGAACCCCGCAAAGGGGAACAACGACAGAACTTCTTCGCCCTTTAAGGCGTAGCGCCGACCGTTGGTGTCTTCGAAAGAACACACCGTGAGGCTCTGCACCTTTGCTAAAGCCCCTTCCACCGGTTCGACCTTCACCATGTAGCGACCGTCACTTAACTGCGCGCCCATCTCTTTTTATCTCCTCTACTTCTTTCCGCAAGGCCTGAATTTCGGCCACCAAGAACGGGATGAACCCGTTGTACTCCAAGGAATAGAACTGCTTTTCACTGCCGTGAACGAGCTCCGGCAACACCGTCTGCACGTCCTGAGCGATGAAGCCGAACGAGGCTTTCCCGGTGCTCTTCCACTGAAAGCCCACGGGCTTGAGCTTCGCCAGCACTTCCGCGGCACCTTCGATCGGCGTCACGCCCATCTTCAGCCGCCCGTCGGACGTGGCTCGCACAGACTCGCCCTTGATCGCCCCCGCCGCCGTGATGTTGCCGCCCAATGACTGGTTGTTCACCTTCTTCTTGTTGAGCGTCAAGTCGCCGCCGTTCATCGTGAGGCCGGACGCCTTGTCGTCTTCGATCTTGAGCGGCCCCGCAAGCGTCCCACCTGCAAGCGGCAGATACGTCGTCTTCGCGTCGGCAATGGAGAGATACGTCTCCTTGTTCTTCTCATCTCGAGCGTCAAACTTCTTTTCAAGCGCTGTGGTCGTGACGTAATCGTCAGCCATGGTCTGCTTCAGGTTGTCCACTGCCTTCGAGAAGGTGTTGGACGTTTCCGTCAGCGTCTTGTTAAAGTCCGCCCGCAGTTGGGCGTTCGAGGCGTCGAACTCATCCTTGCTGATCTTGTCGTTGAAGAGCGCCGCACACGGGCGCAACTCCACGCGAGAGCCGGTGTTGAAAGGACGCCGCTCCGTGCTGTCCACCCCGCGCTCCACCGTCAGAGAGTCAGAAGAACGCGCCGTCACCTTGACGATTTCAAGGTTGTTCTGCTCATCAATCAGCGTTGCGTAAAACCAACTCGTCCCGTCCACGGCGATCGGAAAGCGTTCACCCTGCCCCGCCTTCAGCGTGATCTGCGGCGTTGTGGCCGTAATGGTGTTCGCCAACTCGCCCCAAGCGTTATTTGTACAAAGAACCGGCATCACACAATCCTGTTAATTTTGACCCGCCCCGGCGAGCGCGTGAAGTCCCGTTGCGCGTCGGCTTTGATCCCAACGAGCCCTTGCTCATAGATCGCAAGGTTGCGGTCGGCCAATTGGTAATTCGTGTACGTCTGACCGGCAATGCGGAAAATGCGGCTCAGAGCCCCCGCCACCACCGTGTCGAGATAATCCTCAAAGAACTGCGCCGGGATCTGCTTCGTATCGCGCCCCACCGTCACCAACACGTCCAGACGGACGAAAGCCTCCGCCTCCGGACGAGGAATCAGCCGGATGTAATCCAAGCGCTTAAACGTGTAGTAGAGCGGCTTCCCGGCCTTTTCAAACCAGTCCGTGCCCCGCATAGCCGCGGAGAGCTCATCGAGCCGCACCGACTGGAGACGCACCCCGTCGCAATAAGCTTGGCGCACCATCTCCGCGTGGAGCCCGTCCGCAAGCGGGATGTCATACTCCGCCATGCCCGGAATCGTTGCAAAACAGCTCTCCGCCGTAATGCAACCGGTCTCGCGACAGATTTCCGCCACCGCGGCGATCACCTCGCGCCGGACGACAAAGTCCGGGCAGTTTTCCGCCTGCGGCGTGACGTACTTCACAAAATCATCAACGGGTACGACCCTCATTCCGTGCCTCCGTTGGCGTTAGCCGGGCCACCCGCGAGAGCGGCGTTCGGCGTCGAGACACCCCGCGCCTGCAAAGCGTTCGTAAGCTCCTGCGTGTAGGTCTGGAAGTAGGACGCCGCCTGTTGCAGACCCGGCGCGTAGTCAGAATCCTTGCTGTTGGCCCGATAGAGCACATAGCTCAGAAGAGCCGGTTCAAACGTCTCATCAAGCTCGATTTCATCCGTTTCCGCTGTGAGCTTTTCTGGAATCGCCATGTAGCTGATCTCGATATGCCCATACCCGTCGTTAGGCGGGTACACGTAAAACTCACGGGGGGAACGGTCGTCGTAAACAAAGTTCTCTACGATCTGCCGCTCAGGAGCCGCGTGCCAGTTGGGCTCGTAGCTGTCGAGCAACGAACGCGTCACCAGACGTACCGCCCGCAAAGGCGTGCCGTCCTCGTCCACGTTATGGGTGATCGTGAGAAGTCCCCAAGCGTCCTTCGGTAAAGCCTGCCGTGCGCCCTCTTTGAGGTCAATCACAGCAAACTTCGTGAAGGAGCCGGGAACACGAGCAATCGCAATCTGCGCCTCGGAAAGCCAAACCAGTATCTCCTCCTTCGACCAACGGTCGAATTCAGGGTCTTCCAAAAGCCGGGCAGCCCGGTTGAGAATGTCGATTGCCTGCGTCATGTCGATAAATCCGGGGAGCGGAAACAGCGGAAAAAGAGTCAGATGAAAAACCCAGTCTCCGCCCCCCAGAATCCTTAGTTAGCGACGATCATCGGGGCCAAGCACTGACCCTGCACCACCTGCGTGCCCCAGATGTTGAGGCCGCGGACCAGCGAACCGAAGTCGTTGGGGTTGCGGAGGTTTTCGGTCTTCGTGATTTGGCTCGCGAAGGAGATGCCGCTCTTTTGACCGGCCCAGATAAGGTGACGCTTCTTCGCGTCGGTTTCTGCGCCGGGGGTAAAGCTTTCAGCCTTCGTATCCCACGTCTTGCCTTCAGCCGCACGGGGCAGGAGGTTGTTGACGTAGATTTCGAAGCGGTCGATCTTGCCGATCAGGCCGTTACGCAGCACGGACTTCGCGTCACCCATGAACTGAGCCTGAGCGAGATTGGAGTTCATGAGGATCTGGCGTTCGTACGGCGTAATGACGAGGTAGCGGCCATCTTCGGGGATGTCGGCTTCGTCGAGCACCGTGCTGAGCTGCGTGATATAGGAAAGAATGTTGTCCGGGGTAAGCGCCACGGGAGCCGCGTCCGTACCGAGGTTGTAGGAACCCGTACGAGCACCGGCGTTCGCGCCGACGTTCTTCGTCCAGACAGCCTTGTAGCCCTTTTCGTCCGTCTTCAGCTTGCCTTCAGCCGTGAAGAAGGTCTTCGCAATGCCACGGGCATCGACAGCGAGCTTCATTTGCTGAGCCGCGTCGGTCGTGAACATATTCATGAGCTGGGGCTTGGATTGATATTCCATCACGTCGTTGACGTTCACAGCGTAGTAGCAGCCTTCGTCCACGACGAGCTCGAACGTTTCGCCTTGCGGCACTTCGTATTCGAGCTGCATGCCCACCTTGTAGGGCTTCACGGTGATGTCGGGAATCGTGTTGATGATTACCTTATCACCCATGTTCGAGATTTCGCCGTACCAATCGCTGTTGGCGATGGCACCGAAAATCGTGTTGGCGTAGAACTTACGAGCCAACTTACCCGACCAGACGGTCGGAATAAAGGTACCCGAGTACGGAGTAGTCGGGGTGGGGACAGAAGTTTGCGGGCCCCATTGGCCGCTTGCATTTACCGGTGTAACCACACTCGGATTAAGAGTCGTCATTCAGAGTCTCCTCAAAATGCCGTCACGCCGGGTGTGGTTATGAACCGAAGAAAATCAGTAAAGAACCTGCTCCGCCGCAACAGCCGCGTCAATTTCGTTCTCGATCCGTTCCTCTTCTTCCGGTGAGTACATCCCGTGTCGAGCGTCCTCAAAGAACTGAGCGATCTTTTCGGATGTCCACTTGGTGGCACCGGTGTTGGGCGGATTCGCGCTTGCGGTGTGCGTCGGGGAAACCTGCTGAGCCAAAGGAGAGTCCTTCTGCTTCTGCGCCGTTTCGCTGCGGTACAAATTGAAAATAGCGGCTACGCGTTGCACGTCGTACGACTGAGCAGCCTGATTGAGCAACTCCTGTCGCTGGATGCCCCAAACGGGGTCCACGTACTGCAGCCATTGGATGAACGCTTGGTCTTCGTTCTGAGTCACCCAGCCCGGAACCAGCTTTTCCATCGTGGCGGCAAACTGAACGTCGCGTTGTTGCTGACCTTCAGCCCGTGCTCGCTCGGCTTCAGCCTTCTGACGCTGGATCTGAGCCTTCAACTGCTCAATCTCCAAGCGCTGCTGCGCCGTTTCCTGTTTGATACCGCGCTTGACCATATTCAGCATTTCTTTCCCGTACTGGGTTTCATCTGCTGCGGTCAAACCGTCCGCTTCCGCTTCCCTCTGAATCTGCGTTTCCCGGAGCTTGGAGTTCTCGTCCAGCAATTGCTGGACACGGGCTTCAAGTTCTTTATTTCGAGACGTAAGGACAGGCACTTCGCTGTCGTACTTGCCCTGAAGAGAGCTGTACCGAGCTTTGTACTTTTCCAATTCCGATTCAGACGGATTCGTTGTCTGTGTCTGCACTGTCTGTGCACTTCCCGAGTCTTCGGTCACTTCCTTCGGCGGTTCGGCTTGAGGAGCGGCTTGTGCGGCCACCTGTTTGTCGTACTCGTCGGCGAAGTCCGCCTGACGCTGAATTGCTTCTGGCAATGGCATTTACTTTTTCTCCCCGGCTCCGACTTTACGGTCAGCCAAGATTAGTTGAGGCTAGAGGGCCAAATGCCCTGCCGTCACCTCAATGGTTTCCAAAATATCCTCTAATTCATTCGCGTGGCCCTGAGCCCGATACAGAGTCGCTGGCTCCGTAGCGTTCTGCAAGGTCTCACGCGCCAGAAAGAGGCGGTCTTCAAGAAACCGGATGAACGGTTGGAATTCCGGCTGAGCCAACCTAGCGACGGTCGACTTCAGACGCTCCTCCGAACATCTGGCCTCAGTATAAACCCTAGTGGTCATAATTTCCAACTTGTAATGTAAAAATTTATTTTACCCGTAGGTTACACGTTGGAACGCGGAGCAGGCAAAAGATTTTGGTTTTTACCCGCCGTCGTCACCTGTTGCGGCGAGCCGTCCATCAGCCGTCGTTGGTCCATGTCATTCCCCGGTTTCGCGGCGGAGCCCCCCGCCTGAGGTTGCCCCTGCGCCTGTTCCTGCATCGCCTGCTGTTGAAGTTGGGCTTGCGCCTGCTGCATCTGCATGATCGCGTTCTGTGCCTTTAACACCGCCGGAGCAGGCACGATGCGATCCGTGTCGAGCCCCAAGGGCTTCACCACTTCGCGATAGAGGTACGCCAAGCCCTCAATGCCCGAAATCTGTGTGAGCACCGGGCTCGCAACCACGATGTTGAAGAGCTCGTTCAAGCGCTGTTGCTGTTGTTGCTGACGCACAAGGCTTTCCGCCCCCTCGGCCACGATGTTCACGTCGCCCTTCAGCTCCGGATCGTCCAGGTACATCATGTTGTACATGTAGAGCCGTTCAATTGCGGGCTGCATGATGCGGTCGATCGAAGCCACGACGTTCTTAATCGTCTTCCCGGCGTTGGAAAGAAGCATCGACATCCCGGACGCCGTCGAAGCGGCTCCGCCCACATTGGCGTTGCCCGTCATGTAGCGCGGGATCCCGGTGTATTCGTCGGCGAGAATCGAGAACTTCTCAAAGATCGCCATCAGCTCTTGAGAATTGCTCCCCGGCTGGAAGAAGTTCACGGGCGGATTCGCCCCGGAACCCATGCCGTTGTCCTTCACCTGCCAGATCTTCCACGGATACATTTCCGTGATTTCGGCACCCACGGGCAGTCGCGCCACGTCGACGCAGACCTGCGGCCCCGAAGAGATCCCCATGTTGTCCACGAGCGAACGCGCCGCCGCGTTACAGACCGCCTGCGTGTCTTTGCAGAGGTCGGGAATGGATTTGCCCCAGAAGCACCCGGGGACGTTCTCCCACGAGGTTTTGTAGTAGGGCTTCCGATGCAACGGATCCGGGTTCACCACTGCCTTAATCACCCAGCGCCCAATGAGCCACGCTTCAAGGTGGTACTCCGCGAGCGGATCTTCCACTGCAATCTCGTCACCCATGCCCCAATCCAGGAGCTTTTGTCCCTGCACCGAGCCCCAGAACTGCAGAGCGTCAATCCGCTGAGAGGGATTCAACGACAGCCCGAAGTTCTTCCCTTCGACGACCATGCGTTGGCTGTCAATGCTGAGCCAGTCCTGCAAGCCGTTGCGCCCGTACTCATCGAGCACTGCGTTAATGGCTGAAGAGCTGTAACCCTCAACATCTCGTAAGGCGACAAGGTCGGCACGCGACAGCTTGTGTCGCTCGATCAAATAGCCATCGTCAATGTTCGTCGCGTCCGGAGCCGGATAAATGTTGAACGGATCCACACGCTCCCATTCGAGCTTAAAGGCTTCCGTCACGTCAGGCTTAGGCTGGTTGTCTTGCCCCTTCACCCACTTCAACTGCGGGCGCTTATGCACGACCGGGCCTTTGAGGAATGCCGCCGGGAACGTCACGAGGTCGTCAATGAACTGATCCATCGCCGCTTCGAAGCCGCCTTCGATGAGCTGATCCTTCATCTTCTCCGTCATGCGCTCCGCACGCTGCTTCGCCATCTCCTGGATCTTCGCGAAGGCCTGATCCCGCACCGCGAGCATGAATTCCTTCACTTCCGCGTCCGACGGGCGGTAGCCGTTCATCAGCGCCAGATACACCTGCTGCGCCGCCGCGGAGATAATGGCCTGCTTCGTGTCATCGTCAACGTCACTCACCGGCGTAGGCTTTGCACTCCAGGGGAGCCCGTCAAGGGCCTCACGGAGCCACGACGCACCGGCCCGACACTTGTTGCTCGTGATGAGCATAAAGATCGGCGTAGAGCCCTGTTTACGGAGCTGTGCGAGCATATCGGGGTCGTACTCACCCTTCCTTTGCCGCAGAGCCGATAGCATCGCGGGCTCAATCGTGTTTTCCTTCGCGTCTCGGGCCTCCTGCCAACAGGCTTGAATGTAGCCCGCAAGCCCCTGCACCACGGCTTGATCGTTGTCGGCCTCGGCTTTCGCCTTCTCGTCCGCAATCAGCTGTTCGCCGCTGCGGATTTCGAGAATCCCCCCGACGTTCACCACCCCGGGAGCCGCGCTCGCCGTGATGTTCATCGGGAGAGCGGTCTTTTGTTCGTTCTCAAACATATCGGTAGTCCACCTTCTTCACGGGTACCGCCTGCACGTTACCCTCTTGGTTATACACGCCGCTCGTATCAGCGTGCAGGCACAGATATTGCAGAGCATCAGCAATATCCGACCACGGGTGACTCTTTTCCGGCTGGTCTTCCGCCTCGCCGTCCTTTTTACGCCTGTAACGATACTTCCCCGAGAGGGCAGTTATCAAGTCTGCGCAATGCGTTCCGTCAATGAGAAGGTAAGGTTCTCCCTCGACCACACGGCTCAATGCCGCGTCAACGGCCCCTAATCGCGCCTGGAGCGCGTTCGTAGAGGCGGTGCGTACTGCAAGGCCTTCCGCTCGGATCACGTCAAGAACGGTCTTTTCGTCCGTCTGAGCGCGGGTGTTCCCCGCCGGGTCAATGATGAGGATAACAGGCTGTCCGGGGAAGCGTTGGTTCAATACCGGCTTCACCTTTTCACGGATGAACTTCTGCGCCCCCATGCCGGTCGCGGACACGCAGTCGTAGATGAGGATGCGCCCCTTGTAGTCCACCTGCCCGAACACCGCCGCCGGGTGAAGGGCCACGTCCATGCCAATAATGATCGGCGAATTGTGGTTTCGACTGTAGTTGAGCGCCCCGTCCGACACATGAAGCGACCGAGCGAACGACCGAAACACCGGCATACCGGCCAAGGACTTACCGAACTTTGCGTTGATGTAAACGTCAATCCAGTCAGGGTCTTTCCCTACAGCAAGGTTCGTGTAGTAATCAGGCGGCAAGTACTCCAACCAGTCCGCCTTCGGATCGTTGCCACCGGGCTGAATTGTCACGTGGCAATTTTCAGGCGGATTCGTCAGGAACCCTTCCCAGAAGGTGTCCATGTCGGGAGGGTTCGTCATCCCCCAGATGTGAGCGTTGGGCTTTCCGTCCTCGGTCACACAACCGCCGATCGGGTAGCCCTTTTCGTCTTTGCCCCACTCAGGGCGGGGCGGCACCATCTTCTTATCCGGAAAACGCCCCAGACGCCCCTGCACCGTTTTGAAAATCTCTTCGTTGATTTCACGGAATTCATCCATGACGGCGAAGGAAATCTGCAAGGACAGGAGGCGCTTCACGTCATCTTGGTCGTCGAGGCCACGAAACATCACCTTACACTCGACATCGTCGAACTTCAGCATGAACTCGTAGTTCGTCTTCGAGTAGCCGCCTGCAATGCCGTCCGGAAACCAGCTCAAGAAGTCCGGAATAGACGTATCGCGCAACTGTTCGCGGGTGTTACGGATCCACACACAGCGCGACCGTCGGATACCGTCGGCACAAGGTGCCATGCGCTTCGCGTGGTACGCGATCTTGATGATGCCGGCTGTGGTTTTCGTCGAACCGACGGGACCCACCACGAGCGAGATGAACTTCTCGCTCGTAAAGAACGGCACCAGCGACCGGGGCGGCGTGTAATTCAGAGCTTGTCCCAATTTATCTGCCCCTTCACGTCGAGCTTTTTGAGCTCTTCAATCAGGATTTCCTGCTTCATCTGGATCACGTCGAAGCGCTCGTTAAGCTCCTGCATCTGCTCCGGCTGGATCCGTGCTCCGTTGACCAGCATCCCGATGAGCGTCCCGGCACAAAAGCCCAACAGCCCCATCTTCAGGCACTCACAGAACATCTTTCGCCTCCGGTTGGTGCTCGGCTACCCAGCGCACACTCATCCAGTCGGAGAGATTCGCGTAGCGCCCCTTGTGACTCGTCGCATAGGCCACGTGCTCGAACGGCGTCATGTGTCCCGCCGAGAGAAGCCGTTTCGTAAACGCCAGGTCTTCCTCGAACGTCGTCTTCTTACCGTCGTTACGGGCCACGGAGACACGGGCACACGCGGCAATCGCACGGGGCACCAGGTGCTCCGTCTTGTCGGGGAAGTACTCGGCGTAGGGAATGTGCACCTCTTCAACGGACACACCTGCCTTCTCGCGGGACTCATTCATCGCCTTCGCCAAGGACTGGATTTCCGGCTGGGCATCGGGGGCCAGACGGAGCTTGAAGAAGTTGTCAATGTCGGTTGCCGTCACGATGGTCCGGATCGGCAGGAACGGCTCCAGAATGCGGTTCACCGTCTGCTTGGCGATCCCCATCTTGAGCCAGTTCTCCGCGTAGTCCGCCGCCGTGTTCGCGGCGTCTTCCCATTGGCACTTGAACTCTTTGAGGACTTCGTCCCCTACGAGCTCACCACCCGTCATACCCTTCTGATTGAGCCGCACCTCGTCGAAAAACACCGGATGCTTGCGCACCTCTTCCACGAGCACCCGCGTGGGGGTTGCACGACTCGAAGCCGCGTTGCGGGAGAACTGGCGATGCGTCATGAGCTCCGAATGGATGTAACGCGGATACATGAGCTCCCACGTGATGATCTCCTGCTTCGTCGTAGGGTTCCACGTCCGCGCAAGCACCGTGGCCGTTGACTGCCCGATCTGCGTCGTGGAAAGGTTCGTCGTCATGTACATCAGTCATCTTCCTTCACAATGTCAGCCTCAAGGGCTTTAGGGGTCTCAACCACGACCACGTCCGCTTTCCTTTGGTTAGGAGGGTTTGACGGTAAGTTGATCGTGATTGAGAAAGCCGGTCCCGTCGGTTGGGTCTGCGCCGGGGTATCGAACCCTGCGAACTTCCCGACGGCTAAAATGGCCGCAGCCTTTTCCTTCACCGGAATGTCTGAGCGCATCGCCGACGTGTAGAGGTCGGTCAGCATCGAGTCCATCAGCATCCCAGCCTTGTTGCGGAACGTCGTCCCGTTGCGGGCCATCTCCGCCCGTTGCTTCTCCACGGCGCGGTTGAGCTCCTTGCGCTGGCTTATGACCGCCCAATCGCTCTCCGAGAAGCCGTAGCGCTTTGCCACGGCTACGGGATCGTCAATGCCGCTTGCGAGGTCGTAGATCATCCGGGGGTCCATCCCCCGGTACTTCTCAGTGAGCGTCGCCATTCTTCTGCTCCTTCTCCCGCTGGGCCCGGTAGAAGTCCACCGCGAGACGGATGTAGTGGTTGTAGGTGCTGCCCACCTTCGCGCTCTCAGACTTCAACCAGTCGAGTTGGCGCTTGGGGAGCCGGACATTCACCTTCACAAGTTCTGACACGGCCATCGTCACATCCTCGGCAAAGTCGGCCCGCGCTGATTCATGTACTTCGAACTGCGGGACGTGTAAGGGTGCTCACACTGCACGGCACCTCGGAAAAAGAGAATCTGCATGATCCCTTCGCCCACATAGACCCGCACCGGCAGATGCGTCGTGTTGGAGAGCTCCATCGTCACCTGACCTTCCCAGCCGGGTTCAAGGGGCGTTACGTTCACCACCAGCCCCACGCGGGCGTAGGTCGACTTCCCCATGCAGATCGCCAAGCAGTCCTTCGGCATACGGATCGTTTCTTCGGTGCAGGCAAGCACAAAGCCGTGCGGCGGGATTTCCAAGAAGCCCCCGTTTGCAACCTTCTTCGTCACGAACGCGTCTTCGAGGCTCCAAGCGTCGTGGATGTCCAAGTGGCCGGGGTTCGAAGAGAGCGGACGCGTATCACGGGCCACCTTGAAGTCGCCGGAGAGGCGAACGTCGTAGCCGTAGCTCGAAAGCCCGTAGGAGCAGATTTTCTTGCCGTCGGCGTCCTTATTCACAGACACCGCTGAGAACGGCTGAATCATGCCGCGGCAGTTCGCTTCTTCCTTAATCTGTCTGTCCGAGAGGATCCCGGGCATTCCCAAAATAGGTGCTGATTCCATTTCTCATCTCACGAAAAAAGAGGGGCGATGGGGAACTTCCCGCTCTCGCCCCTCCGGGTCTCTGTGGAACTCGGCAAAGGGCACCCTCAGAGAATTTGGCGGAAGTGGAAGGATTCGAACCCTCGGAGCCTTTCGACCCATCGGTTTTCTAGACCGCTGCCTTAAACCACTCAGCCACACTTCCAATGTTTGGGAGGAACTAGGCCCCGGGGCTTGCAATTCCCTCGTAAGTCCAGCCTTCACGGCGTCCTCTTCACCGCTTGACCCGTTTAGCTCGTCAAGACGCTGCTACCTCCCTATAACCCGCGGGTAGCCTCCGGGGCGCTCTGAAGGCCCGCCTTGTTGCACATCATCCGGTGAGCTTTCCCTCAGATCGGAGGGCGCAATACCGCAAGCTCAGCGTGGCGGGTCAATTTTTAAGGCTTGGGCCGGATTCGAACCGGCGACTCCTTCGCGTTCTAACCAACTGAACTACCAAGCCAAAACTGGCAGGGGCAAGTGGAGTTGAACCACTGTAGCTGGGGTCAAAACCCAGTGCACTTCCGTTGTGCTATACCCCAGTAATCTTGTTCTCGTGCTTCGTGTTCCTGCCCCTAAAAGTGTTCTGCTGAGAATCGCAATTAGGGCAAAGCCAACGAAGGTTTTCTAGCGCGTTGTGTGTCCGATCTCCGTCAATGTGGTCAAGGTTTAACGAGAGCGGAGCCCCATGCCAATCTTTCAACCCGCAAATTGCACATCTGTACTCAAGTTTCCCCTCACGAAGAACACATCGCCGCAACGAAGCAGTCGTAATCTTTGAATTCGAGACGTCTTCAAAACTTAAAACAGGCTTCCGCTTGCGCGAGCTCCGAGGATCGAAATGAGAAATATCAATCCGAAATTCCTTGAGGTATTTCCGCAGCGTGTATTGGTTTGCACCGTTAGGGTTTAATCCTAGCGTCCTCAAAACGCCCGTATACGTCAAAGACTTACTCACAACCTCGCGAAGCAGCTGCTCATTGTCTTTCCAATCGAAACGCATCAGCTCGCTCCCAACAATACTTCAGACGGCTCCGGGGATTTCAAGTTTTCCCGCTTCTGCCTCAAAAGTGCGAGCCCGGAATGTCTATGGAAATGTCAGCTTTCCAAGCTCGCGAGGTTGTAGGAACCGAAACCGTCTGAAGTAACGGCTGAGGGGCCCCCAAGGAAACCATCTCGAAAGAAACCAACCTCTCAACCGTCACCACAAGTATACACGATTTTACTTTACTCGTGGATTACACGTTGGAACGTTTTTTGTGGTGACACGTGTAGACGAGTTCAAAAATTGGACTTGCTTTATGGGTGCGAATTAAGACCCCCTCCCCGGGGGTCGGCTCGCGGGGTACCCCCACCCCCGGCGCTCCTAGGGTTAACCCTTTCATTTTCTGACTGTGCGTATGGTGAGACGAGTGGAAGCCGCTTAAGGTTCCCGCAGTGCAGTACGTCAGATCTTTAACAATTTGTCTGCTCATTACCCTCATCCGAGGTCGCAAGTCGTAAGCGCGCATAGGGCGCTACGCGGATACAGGCGAGGAGAACTTTCAGAGAGTGCTAGAGAAGCACGCCGTAGGCGATTCGGTGGAAAAGCCACGGTACTACGTCGCAGAGACAACCGCCCGCGCTGAATTTTGTCCCTGACGCTCGATAAGGCAGGCCGTACAGACGGTAGGGGAGGAAAAAAGTCTCTGAATTTCGCACGCCTTAAACGGTTTGATTAGTCAGACTTTTTAAGGCGTGCGATATTGCACGCTTTTGATTTCAAAGGTGAAAATATGTCTAAAGAATTACCCGTTGCAATCGTCTCTCAGCTCGAAAAGCTCACGGCCGCGCTCAATGCGTCCGATACTGTAACTGCTGAGGCGGTTAAAGCTTCTCAGGCGGTTTTAGGTGCTTTCACGGGGGCGGCTTTTGCCTTCTCGAAAAACGCGGCCTATCTGTCCGCTTTCATGAAAGAAGGTTTCAAGCGGCTCGGAAAGTCTGCCCTGTCTAAGTATTCTCGGCAGATCAAGGACTACATTCGTCACGAATGCGGCATCTCGGAACTTAACGGCGTTTACAGTGTCAGCGACACTAAGGCGTTACAGAAAGCGGCTGACGAAGTTAAAACGTTTAATGTTTTAACTTATGAAAGCGCTGAAACTATTTCCGAAAAGGAAAATAAAAAGGAGGAAAAGAAATTAGAAAAGGCGAAATTCACTGACGCCTCGGCGAAGGATCGTGTTTTAATGTTCCTTAACGCTAAACTCAGTGAAACTCAGGAGCGTTTAAATTCTGAGGAAAAGAAAACCGGTAAAAACTTTAACCAAAAGGAAATTGATAAGGCACGTGATGAATTGAAACTGATTGCGAGCGTAATCAGTTTCGCTGAGAAGCAGTAACCCCAAGCCCGCCGACAGGCGGGCTATTTTTATGGGCTCGAGAAATTGAACCCATAAAAATAGGCGTGTGTTCTTACTAGGTAAAACTAGTTAGTTTTTTTTCTTAACCGTTGACAATGTCCGCAAAAAAATTGTGCCTTTTTATAATTTTGGTCGTTTTTACGGCCAAAATGCCAGGGGGACAACCCGCGTCAGCGGGTTAGACCACCTAGATCTTAGACCTAGACCAACTCTTCACGTCGTGGTCTAGCAGTTTGGTCTAGCCGAAAATTTCCAAGGGGAACCCTTGATTTATATATATTATATAATAATAATTATTATTATAGTATAACTAGACTAGACCGTTAGACCACTTCAAAAAATTCATTTCTATATACCGGCTTCCTCTTCTAGGTATTTCTACCTAGAGGTACGTGTACCTCTATACGTCAAACAGTAAAACCATGTGGTCTTGCGGTCTAGTCGCGACTAGACCAATCTGTTAGACCACACTACTAGCGTTTTTGGTCTGATCTGATTCTACGCAAAAACATTCAATTAGATTTAAATAGTCTGATTTGGTCTAGTGGTCTCGGTCTACTAGACCACGGGCTTAGACAGTCCAAAGCCCGCCATTTGTCTAGTCGGTCTAGCCGGTCTACCAAACTCGTGTCGGCTCCCCCTTGGAAGTCATCGAACACATACCAAAGCTTATCTATTTATCCGATCGAAAGGAGGCTACATGCAACCTAAAAAAATCTACCGCCCGGGGAAGTACCCCGAAGCGGACGACCTCGACTTTGGGCCGGACGGTTTCGCCGTTTGGTTCAAACGCGATGAGGAGCGGCGCATCTATGTGATGGTGTCGCGGCTCGTCCCAAGCGCTTCCCAACACAAGTCCATCTTAAGAACCATTGGTGCGGTGGCATACGTTGATATTAACGTCGATAATAAATACACCTTCGCATCATTTACAGGAGGAAAAATATTAACCGTTCAAGTGCCGACAGTCTTCGATGGGGTTTTATTTATTAAATCCCATTGGAAATTGGTAGGCGAAGACTAATATATTCAACCAATAAAAGGAGTAATTAAATAAATGAAAGTCTTAAAACAATTCAAAACGAATATCCCCACGTGGGCCATTCCCTATTTGGAATATGGGGACGCTTCAAGCGAGAGCTTTTCCGAAGAGGACGCAGTCACCATTGAGGAATGGCGGGAGGAGCTGGCAAAGGACGGCTACACCTCTCCGACGCTCGACTACCACTGGGGGACGGAATCGTTCATTACTGACGTGGCATTCGGCCTGCCGACCGAGTGCGTGGAAACCACGGTGACGCAGTTTGTCCCGTAAAGGAGCGTGATATGAAGTTTCTAAATCTGACGCCTCATCCCGTCAAGATTTATGACGAGATTGGGGAACTTGTGCTGGAGCTGTGGCCCGCACCAAACATGCGTACGCCGCGTGTCGTCCGTGTCATGGCAAAAGAGGGAGACCTTGGAGGTGTGCCGGTATTTAAACCCGCCTTCTCTGCCCCCAACAACCTGCCGCCGCCTCAGACGGACACGACTTATATCGTGAGCCGGATGGTTAAACAAGCCGTGCCGGATCGGAAAGACGTAATGTGTCCCGGTGATGCCCTGAGAACACCTGAAGGTGTGATCTACGGTGCCCGTGGGCTTTCATTTTGAGAGGAACCATGAAGACTTACACCATAACAGAGAAGGATGTTGCCCGCCTCAAAACTATGACGGACGAAGCAGGCGGCGCCCTTGGCAGAGACCTTGTCCATGGCATTGAGAACCAGGACAGCATTCTGGATATTCATAGGAACGTCATGTCGACAGTAAAGTACTGCCTCATCAATCGTTGGTTGGAAACGGTTGCGCCATCGCTCTCCCAAGGGTCAATGAACCCTGAGTACTCAGGCTACGAGGACGATGATGCCTTCAAAGGGTCGTATGAGTCCTATGGGTTCGGCCATGAAAACTGAGGCCTATCATCGGCGGTCGCATCCTGGCCGCCGTTTCATTGTCCGGCTTTCCAACATGTAACCTACGTGTAATCCCTATATTCCAACATGTAAACTACGCGTAAAATAGACAACCGTAAAAGCTTCACTATTTAAGGAGTCAAAGTATGGAGAAACTGCTCACCATCCAATCCATGGCTAACGAGCTTGGCATCAGCTATGCAGCTGTGCTGAATTGTCTCGCCGCCCGTGGCATCAAGCCTATTTACAAGCTAGGCAAAACCGGCATTTTTGCGCCCTCAGCTCTGCCGCTGTTGCGCACGGCGATAACGAATAACCCGAACCCCAAAGAGTCCACGGCTAAAGCCCGAGCGGCCAAAGCTGCCAAGGCAAGGGCCACTGCTCCCGTGTCCAAGCCTGCCAAGAAATCTGCCAAGGAGCTCCCGTCTCTTCCGGACTTGTCCCTGAAAGGACCAGTGAAATTAGAGGACGAGCCGGTGAAACCTCCGGTGCGCACTCAGATGCAGGAGCTCGCTGACGCAGTGCTCATGCTGGCCGAGCAGGTGGAGAACATCGGACGGGTGCTGTTGGAAATCAAGTCCAACCAGTTGGACATGAAGCGTCAGCTGGAGAAGATGAACTTTAAGGCACATTTGTAAGGAGGAGAAAGTGAAAAGGTACGAATTAAAAGACAAGGAAAGGCAGGCCGCTTTGGAGAAAGTTTTCCCGGGGTTCGGGCGGCTTCTCAATGAGGCGTGCTCCGTATGCCCCGCTGACACCGTTGTCCACATATCAAGCCGCAGAGTAGCGGGGCAAGATTTCCCACACTTCTACGAGTTGAGTTTTCCTCGGAGCATCATCGAAGAAGTTGTGGCTTACGACCCTAAGGGATGGAACGACTACCCGGAAGTCACGCCTCCAGAATGCGTGCTGATGCAGATCGAGGGGCGCGATGATGATGACGACGCCTTTCACTTCTCAGGGTATTTTAAAAACAGGATGTGGGTTGACGAATACGGCTATGCGCTGGCGACGAACATCTATACGGTTGAACGCTTCCGGCCATGGGATGAGAAGGAAGAAAAATGAGTGCTTCCACCGTCAACATTAAACGCGACGAGATCTCACTTGAGGTCTGTGGTGTTGAACAGGCAGGGTTCTTCAATCCGTTCGTCCCTGAAGTACCTTTGGACACGTGGGGAATTCATTTGAAAGTAGAAACAGAGAAAGCCTTGATCCACTTTCATTTGTTGCCTAGTGAAGCGAAATGCTTTGCCAAGTGTTTGCGTAAAGCGGCCAAGGAAGCAAAGCGACTGCGAAAGGAGGAAAACGAATGACCAACGGCGCAGCACATTTAAACATGTTCACTGATGAGAACTATGGCATTGCCATCACTCACTTTCGGGACGGTGTTGAGCTGGAGATCAGTCATGTGGCTGACCCATCGAACCCCTGGGTACTGGCGGTACCGACACTGTCGTTTGAAGAGGCTGAAGCCTTGGCGACGAGCCTGTTGGCCGCCGTCCGCATGGGGCGTATCACGGATAAACACATAAAAGCTCGGGAGGAAAAGAATGAATGATCGTGAAGTCATCCAAAAGTTGGAAGAGATCAGGAACGCAGTGGATCGGCTGACGCTGTTGCTCTATGCCTACGTCGCCCCAGAGACTTCCAACCGCAAAAACGCGCACGAGCTGTTTGATGCGTATGAAGAGGTTGTGAAGGAGCACTACCAGCGTTCTCCCCACTTCACTCCGAACAATCCCTACAAACCCAGAGATTACGACAAAGATTAAAGGGCCTATCACGCCCGCAACAAGGAAACCAATCATGAGATTTAAGAATCTGAAAAGCTCCATCATCGCGCAGTTCAACCAGCCGGAAGGGTACAAGTTTGTGCCCTTCATCGTGGGGAAACCCGGCGGCGGGAAGTCAAGCTGCGCCCGTGAGATCGCCGACGAAATTGCCAAGGCCCACAACATCCCGGCGGAACGCATCGTGGAGTTCAACCCGTCGTTGCGTGAACCCTCGGACATCCTCGGCCTCCCCGATCTCAGTGGGGACTACTCTCGGTGGATTCCTCCGAAGGAGTTCTACGACATCCGAAAGGGACAGGGGCCGAGCATCCTCATTATTGAGGAATTGTCGGACGCCACGATGGACATGCAGAACCCGTTGTGCCGTGTGATCCTCGATCGGTTCGCGGGGCAGATGCCTCTCTCCGAAGAGTTGTACATCATTGCCTCGGGCAACCGCACCGAGGATAAGTCAGGGGCCTCTCGCCTTTCGACAAAGCTCGCCAATCGTATGCGAACCTTGGAGTTCACGGAGAATTTGGAAGACTGGACGAATTGGGCTATGAAGAACAACGTCCCGGCAGACATCATGGGGTTCCTCGCCTTTAAGCCCAGTCTGCTGTCGGACTTCGACCCGTCCCGTCCGTGTAATCCTACGCCTCGCTCGTGGGCTGACGTGGCACGCATCCCGATGACGCTCCCCAAGGCTGTGTACCGTGAGCACGTGGCGGGTGCAGTGGGTGACGGCGCGGCGGCGGAGTTCACGGGGTTCCAACGCCTGATGAAGAACCTCCCCGACTACGACAAGGTGAAGAACGATCCGGAGAAGGCACAGTTGCCGGACGATCCGGCCACTAAGTACGCCATGGCTATCCGCATGGCGGCGGATGCGACGCCGGAGTTACTGCCCAACTTCATCACTTACGGTGAACGACTGGGGGCGGAGTTCTTAATCCTGATGCTCCGTACGATGGCTCGGGATCCCAACAAGGCGAAGTGCCTGCAGACCAAGGCATACACCAACATCGCCATCAAACATGCTCGCGCCATCATGGGCGTGGAGTAATTCAATCGGGCCGGGGCAACTCGGCCCATCTCATAAGGAAACCAAAAAATGTGTGAAGTTAGTTCTCTTAAAGACCGTTGTGTCACCATCACCCTGAAGCGTAACCAGTGGAGTCCCAAGAAGTGGGACAAGGAAGTCACCAAAGGCGTGGAAGACACGGCAGGTGTGAAGGACGTCGGCAAGTACACCAAGCAGTTGCTTAAGGGTAACAAAGACCTGAAGAATCTGCAGTCTAAGTTCGGCGAGGTGTATCAATATGTACAAGCACATAGTCTGCCGTGGATGGCGGACGGGGTGCGGATCATCCCGTCGGCGGAGCTCATCGACTTTACGAATGAAGTTGACAAGCTGAAGTCCGAAGCCATGGGGCTTGTCTCGCAGTTGTACAACAACTGGAACACCGCTGTGCAGGAAGACGCGAATCGGATGGGTTCGCTCTTCAACCCCGATGACTACCCCACGGCGGATGAGATGGCGGCCTGTTGGGCCATTCGCCTTGTCATCGCACCGATCTCTGATTCAGCGGACTTCCGTGTGGACGTGGGTGAAGAGACGAAGCAGGCACTCGACAAAGAACTTCAGAACGTCGAGGCCCAGGCCACGGAGCACGTGGTGAAGATGCTGATGGATCCCATCAAGGCTATGGCTGAGAAGCTTTCAGTGCCTAAGGGTGAAGCGGGTTCGGTGTTCCGCGATACGCTCGTCACCAACCTTAAGGACGCAGCCAACCGGGCGTTGAAGTTGAACATCAACGACAACGAGAATATCGAAAAGACCTGTCATCAGGTGCTTGCTGTGTTGGACGGGCTGGACGCTCAGGACTTGCGGGATTCCGACGGGGTGCGAGCGTCCGTGGCATCCGACATGCGGCAGATTCAGAACAAGTTGGCCGCTTACTTTCCAAGGGGGTAACTATGGCTCTTGCACCTACTCCTCTCGTGCCTAAGCCGGGTGAGCTAATAATCAGGGTCCAGTATTGTCGTGAGGATTCTTTCAGGGGAATCGCTTTGAACATCGGGACGCTGGCCGGGCTGCATGACCTTTTAAATTTACCGACTACTAGCAGGACTCCGACTAGATCCGGAGGAACGGTTCTTTACGTGTCAGATTTGCTCTGCATTTATCCGGATCATGTGTTGCTGAAGGGCGATGCAATAACTCTGCTCCGGAATCTTTTGCGGTGGTTTTCAGGAAAGGGTGAGCTTTCGTCGCTTGACCTGAAGGAAGTGCTGAAACTCTGTAAGGAGTTTCCGGGTAGATGTGCCATTGAAAGACTGAAGGGGTAATCATGAGCGAATTGCTGGAAGGAATGCCACGCCCGCCCTTCCCTACGGTACGTGGCCTGATGGCTACGAAGCTGTCGAACGGCGATAAGTTGCGCGTCCACCTCGTTAGAGAGCCTTGGCGTTGCCTCAGGTGGGACGAGATCGCACTGCTTATCAGGAACGCTGTCAGCGTCGCTGGCGGTGGCTCTCCCGAAGGTGACAAGTATCTCATGGAGTTCTATGAGTACACCAAGGGGAAAGTGGAAAGGCGCCTCATCGAGCGACTGGGGCCGGAACCTTACAAAAAGAGGATTTAAATGGGACTGAATTTATTCGATTCAATGGGTAACACCGTGCCGACGAGTGAAGTGATTAAACGTCTCACGGAGTGGTACGACTGTGAGCATGCCTCTGCAGAAAATGGGGTCTACGCCGAGACGATGGGGCTCGTGAAAACCATCCTCACGAAAGATTTCTCTCCCAAAGAGGTGCACGACCTTTTCACTGATCGTGAGGTTACGGGGGCGCTGGATGCTGAAGACAGTGGGCACATTGCCCGCGCGATATTGCAGCACCCGCTCGCGGTCCGGGCTTTCTGTTGGGATGTGAAGCCGGGCGATATGGAGGAAATTATGTACGAATACTTTCTTATACAACTTATCAATGAGGATATGGGCGCGATTATGCAAATTAAGGAAGTGGCAGACGCGGCAGTAGCTAAAGCGGTTACGCAGAGGATGAAGGAATGACATTCGGATACGTACAAGAGCTTGATCTCACAGATCCCCAGGAACTTCTTCAACTTTTGGAGACGGACAACGAAAGCTACGGGGCCACTGGCCGACTGGTGCGAACGTCTCCCAAGGAGATGATTCTTGAGAATCCAATGTATTACTTCTGCAACGATACCGAGGCTATGAAGATCATCGACAAGATCCTTGAGGGGTTCATTTTGAAGGTCCCCGAAGATAGCAGGTGGCTGGATGGTTTGGACTTGGGATTCTTACAGAAATTCCTTGCGCATTATGAAAAGGTAATTTCCTCGTACGAGTGCGTGCAAAAGAGTATCCAGAAGAAAGTAACAGAGAGGCTGCAGAAATGATGAGACCGGACTTTGGTTTTTACAGCCGCGAAGGGCACTGCTACACCGATGCTGAAGTGATTCAGAGGTTCGGGGAAAAAGCGCGCTGGGGGCACTACGACCTTGCTGTAGGCGAGAGTTCTTTGGTCGAGCTCGCTCACAGGATATTGAATGGCCTCAGCACATGGGGAAAAATGAACGCTTGCGCCCCTGTCTTCCGGAAGGTCCCCTACCTCAGCGCAGGCGTGTTGGCTTCGGCCATTACAGAGCGCGACCGTGAAACCTACGGCGTACCGGAGAACGGTGTCTTCCCCTTGGTAAGCAACTGTCTGTCCGCTATGGGGAAAGCCCACGACTTGGATGCCCTTCAAGCGGTGCAGAACAAACTGGACATGGTCATGGCCCGTTTGGCTATGGAGAAATTGCGGGGTGAGCTATGAAACTCTATCGGCATGGGTGGGGAGAGTTTGATCCTAATAACACATGGGACTTGCAGAAGCTTTTACTGGAGTCGAGCGGGGCGACGAATAAGCGTCCTATCGACGACATCATTATGTTCCCAAGTCTCTACCTTAGGGGTGAAGATGCTCGGTTCATGTTTGAGTCTTTGATTGGGCGACTGCTGAATGTAGAGCCTATTGAGTGGGAGATGAAAATCCAAGCTCTCATTGACCACGAAGTTTCTCGGAGAACGCTTAAAAAATTGCGAGGCGAATAAATGAGCAAATACAAATATGAAATCAGAAAGGGGCACGAGTGCGAGGACATCGCCGATGCTGTCGAGGAAATGCTGGGGTTTGTCCCAGAGGAACGGTACGACCATGTGCGTGAGTGGGTTGCAGATGCAATCCTTCTTAATTCGAGGAATGACCTCAAACTTAAGGTGACAATGGACTACCTCAACGACCTGAAGATCGACGGTTGGACGGGTGACATCGCGAAGATCTTTGAACCCTACCTCGACATCGCCATTACCAAAGTCATCGAACGTGGAGCGGATCGTCTGGGGGTTAATGAACCGGGCAACGAAGACTTAAATCGGGCAAAGGCGGTTGTCCGCAGGTTCCAACGGGAGACGAACCTCTCCTACAACCACATGCTGCTTTATTTCATGAATGGGGCAACGGTGTTCATGCTTAACTATTTATTGAACGACGCATTGGAGCGCTTAGCTCAAGAGAAGCCCAAGGTGTTCGTGGCGCTCATTGAACATTTCATACCCGAGGCGGTCAGTTTGAGATTGAAAGGAGAAAGCGATGGACAAGAAAGTAATCAAGACTGCTCCATGGCAGGCTGAGGACATCCCGTTCCGTGAACCGGGGCGGCGGTGGCAGAAGATGAAGTACAGCTTGCAATACGCAGTTTGCTGTGTTGCTGGCTGGACGCTGTACTCCCTCAGTGTGGTGTTTCTCCTGCTTCAGGGGATTGTATTCGGCTTGTGTGTAACTGCGTGGATTTGGATTCCGATCCTTATCTGCATGTATTTTCTCAAAGGTTAAATCATGGACATCAAGAAAAGAGTTGAAAACGCCAAGGTGAAGTTGTTGCTGGACTACCCGTTCTTCGGGTCAATCCTCTGCAAGCATCCTGTGGAAGAGACGGACGCTGTGCCGACGGCGGCTGTGACGTTCGACGGCCACATCCTTTACAACCCGAAGTTTGTGGAGAAGCTTGCACCGGCAGAGCTGGTGTTCCTCTTCGCTCATGAGGTGATGCACGTCGCCCTCGCCCACCACGCTCGCCGGGGTCTGCGCGATCCTGAGGTGTGGAACTACGCCAACGACGCTGTTATCAACGATATGTTGACGCACGACAACGTGGGCAAGATGATCGAGGGAGGTTTCATCATTGAAGGGGCCCGAGAGAAAACGTCGGAGCAGGTCTACGACGAACTCATGAAGCAGAAACAGAAGCAGAAGGGCGGCGGGCTTGGTGGTTCAAAGGGTCTCGTCGTTGACGACCTGATGCACGACAAGGGCAACCACTCTCAGGAAGAGTGTGACGAGGCTATCGCCGACGCCAAGTCGGAAGCGGCGGAAGCCTCTCAGCAAGCGCGGATGATGGGGAAACTCAGTGCTGGGTTGGAACGTTCGCTCGGTGTCTTCATCAACTCCAAGGTACCTTGGTGGCAGACGCTCGAACGCTTCATGGTTGGGCACTCGCAACAACATCAATCGTGGAACCGTCCGAACAAGCGGTATCTGCGGACGGCCTACCTGCCCCGCCGTGAAAGACTTCCGAGTATGGGGCCTATCATCATCGGCGTGGATACGTCGGGTTCCATCACGTCAGAAGATCTTGCCAAGTACTTCGGGCATCTCAACGCCATCATTGAGCAGTGCCATCCGGAGAGTGTCACGGTGTTGTACACGGATGCCAAGGTGTGTGCCGTTGACGAATACATGCCGGAAGACTACCCGCTGGAACCCCGTAAGAAGGTGCCGGGCGGCGGCGGGACGGATATGTGTGAAGTCATCAACTGGGCGAAGAAGAACGGGGTTGAGCCAGACGTGTGCTTGATTATGACGGACGGATATACCCCGACGCCTCGTGCTGAAGAGGTCCCCTTCTCGCTTATCTGGCTCTGCACGACGGACGCCTTCAAGCGTTACAAGGACGTGCCCGGCGAGATCATCTACGACGAAGGAGAGTCCTGATGCTTGGCCCCGGAAACATCGTATGGCGTGAAGGAAAAGAATTTGGCTTTGGCCCCGTCGATGCGAACGGGGGCTACACCGTTGTTTTCCATAAAACATGGACAGCAGTGTGCCCCTACTTCTGGGTTATCAGGGAGACAGGCAACGAGCTGATGCCCTTTACGATCAGCACCGGGAGGGAGCTTTGGCAATTCAGCACTTGGGAAAAAGCCGCTCAGTTCGCCTTCGAGCAAATCCTGATGCGACGACTGAAGGGGGAAGCATGAGCCTGCCATTTATGTGGGTCACCGCATGTGAGGTTAAGAGCCCCGCCGGGGTCAATTGGCAAAAGGAGAGGGTGCCCCCCGGAAATCTTTTCCAAAGGTTCCGCACGATTGTTGGGCCAAGAGTTTACTGGATCGAAGTTACTCACCGTGGGCGCACTTTCCTTGTGTTTAAAGGCGGCCCCATCGGGGAGTACCCGGACGTTAAAGCGGCTATGGAGGTAGTTGACTTGAAAGTCGTTACGGCAAAACTAAAGGGGAAGTTATGAGTCTTCTTAAATGGGACTGGATTCACTTCACCGAAGGTGGTGCAAAGCTGGCGGTTCTCACGGCCGCAGAGCCGTACAAGTATTGCTTTGAGATCAAGCTGATGAAGTTTGAAAAAGATGTGTGGGATTTTGACCACCCGGAGTTTTGGGAGACAAGGTATCTCCTCACTGGAACTATTTGGCAGGGGCGTTCCGCTCGGCTGGAGCAGCTGAAGGCATGGTACTACACACTCGAAGATGCTCAAGCAGCCGCCGAAGCTGTACTCGTTACAATGAAATTGGAGGGAAAGATATGAGTGAGTTCAACTGGAAATTCCACAGGCTGCGTCCCTCCACTGCCTACGACCTTGGGCTCTTTCGAGTACGAAAGGGATATGACCTTGAGTTTCCTCATGCCAACGTGATGGTTGCTCCCCAAGAAGATGGCACATGGAGCGTCGGAGGGCGCATCTTCCTGAGATGGGATGCCCCTATGGATTATGACGAGGAGCGCTTTGAACAGGCTGGCTTTGCTTCTTCTGACGATGCGAAAACAGCTGCCGAAGCATGGATCATTATGTTGAAACTACAAGGAAAGATATGAACGATTTTGAGTGGCACCTTACTACGGGCTCTTACACGCTGATGGTCTATCCCGTGGTGTATGCCGACATCAGTCGCGGGGAACGGTCTGAGCACTGGACACTTCGGATGTCCCTCGTTCCACAAGATTCCGGCAGAGAAGTCAATGTCCACGAGCACTACAAAGACTTAATAGAAGCCATGCGGGCGGCAGAAGAACGCATCATCCGCGCAAAACTGGAGGGGAAAATATGAGCGTATTGCAGTGGTACTACAGCAATGGGGCTCACTACCCGGTTGGTGACGTCAGTGCGTACTGTTGTGTCATGTGCATTAGCCGGGCGAAACGTCTGTGGCGCGCTGGTGTAGCTGCTCGGGGAGAAGAACCCTTGTTATTCAGGGGAGATTTTTCGTCGCTTAAAGCCGCCAAGGCTGCAGCAGAGACGTGGCTTGTACAGTTGAAATTGGAGGGAAAGATATGAACATCAGACACGTCATGGGCTACTGGTGGGAGAAAGACCCCGAGGAAAAAGTATGGGGGCTCTGTGCTGATGATCTCCCGTGGCGACTGGAATCAGAGATCGAACGCATCGGCCCTAACAACTACACCATGTGGATAACAGACCGATGCAACCCGGCTCTTCAGTGTGAAGTCTCGAATTGGCGATCTCTCAAGGCAGCGATGGAAGGTTTCGCCCTGAGGGTTTTGGAAGAACGTTTGGCTGGGAGATTGGTATGACTAAAGGTGACGTTATCACGATTGAAGGGCTGGATTGGTATCAGCAGGAGATTGGCACGTACGTTCTTTGCCACGTACCAAAGGGTGTGCAGGCTTTGATAACCTCTGCCATGGATGGTGGGTACGACGTTATTGGCTACGTGATTCAAGGTGATGACTTTGACCTCTTCGACGGGCGGAGTTGGTTCGTTAGTCTGGACGATGCCATGAAGGCTGTGGCCGCATGGCTCGTGACGCTTCGGTTGCAGGGAAAGATTAAGGAGGAAGACGATGGAGATTAAAGATAGTGGTTTCTACGTTGACTTTTGTAGCGGGTATTTTCTGTTTCTGAGGATCAGCGGGCTTCGCCATAAGGACGGCACTTGTACGTGGGTGGTGCACAAACCGGGGGAAGACAAAGAAATCTCGGTGCACACCAATAAGCGCGATGCCATGGATGCGGCTATGGCTAGGATCACTACATGGAAACTTCAGGGGAAGATCTGATGAGGGCAATCGACTTCGATGGTGTGGTGCAGTTCCGTGATGAGGAGAATTGGCTTCTGCTGGTGGTAAGGCACTTTATGCCACTTGACGGCCCGGATGTTTGGGAGGTGGTGGCACCGTCAAGCAGAGTCCTTGAAGTGCACAAGGATAAGCAAAGCGCTGTGGATGCCGCAATGGCCATCTTAGCTATACTGAAATTGAAAGGAGAAATCGAATGAAGATCGTTAACTACAGCAGGTGTGTCGAGTTCCGTAGCGACAACTGGCTCCGAACCTTGCTAAGGGTGACTTCCTACTGGTCGCTCGATCAGGGTGAACGTTGGATAGTGGAAACCTCGTCCTGCAGAACCCTGAAGATGTTCTACGACAAGCAGAGTGCCTTGGATTTTGCCATGCTTACTTTGACAACGAAAAAATTAAAAGGAGAAATCGAATGAAGTGGGAAGAGGTTATTCGTTCTAAGGGCATAAAGCGCTGTGGCTTAGTATGGAATAAGCGGCCGCCGCTGTATCGCGATGATCTGTACGACCACCGGTACGTCTCGGAATGGTTGCCCGGGTCTCGTCGGATCATCATGTTTTTCTACAAAGGAAAGCACAAGCGCTACGAGGTCGAGCTCCACAACTTTTACCACGGCGAATCGGAGTGTTACTGCGACATCGGCGTGTGGGGTTCGTTTAACAATGCAGCTCGGTACGCAGCGGAATGGTTTGCCCTGAAACGTTTGAAGGGGGAAATATGAAGTGCTTCAAAGGGAAAGTCGACTTGCCGATTCCATTCTATGCTGATGTAGAGGGGCCGGTGCGGTTTACTTATAAGGGCATCAGGCTTTGGTACACGCCGCCTACGCATCCATGGGGCGAGTCCGTTAATGCAATGTGCAGCGTTCCTGAGCCCGACATTTTCTACGGGTCGGATGTTATTGCGTATTTGGATTTCAAAAGGTTGTGCTGGCAGTTGTACACAGAGGCCACAAGGAATAGCGGCTTCATTAAGCGGGAAGATTTTCGTGGCCCTGCGTACGATGCCTTAGACAGACTGATTGAAGCGGCGATAACTAAGAGACTTAAAGGAGAGATTGATGAGTGACAACTGGACAGACGTGACGGAAGATTTTAAGGGGCGCTATGCCAAGGCGTACGCCTACCAAGCTCCCGTTTGGTCGGAGCGTTTGCGAGAGAGTGTACTCTGCACGGTGGGGTTCGTCAGCAAGACAAAACGGCGAGACCCCTACCAGGCGGACAGCCTGATGGACGCAATGTTTCTGGGGAACTTCCGCTATGCGAAACTCGCCAAGGAAGCCGTCATGGTGCACCTCGTGACGAAGGCTCTCAGGGGTCAGTATTAACCCTAGAACGGAGCGCATTGAATGTTCTAACGTGTAAACTACGCGCAAACTAAAAGAGGAAGAACTCATGGTCGTCATAGACTTTGAAACGTACTACAGCAAAAAGTTCTCCCTGAGCAAAATCACCACGGAAGAATACATCCGCTCGCCTCAGTTTGAGGTCATTGGTGTTTGCGTCAAGGAGGACAACGGGCCGGTGGAATGGATCACCGGAACCCTTGAAGAGATTAAGGCCGGACTCCTGAAGCACGACCTCTCCATCGTCTGCTGCCACAACACGGCGTTCGACGGTGCCATCCTGAGCTGGGTGTTCGACATCCATCCGCGACTGCTCGTTGACACGCTCTCCATGTCAAGGCCTATCATAGGCGCGAAGACGGGGGGCATGGTCGGCGGCTCGTTGCGAGCGCTGTCAGAGCACTTCGGCATCGGGCACAAGGGGACGGAAATTTACAACACGCTTGGCAAGCGTCGGGAAGATTTCACGGTCGAAGAACTGGAACGGTTCGGCGAGTACTGCAAGCAGGACGTACGGCTCACCTACGAGCTGTGGAAGATTCTCGCTCCCACCTTCCCTCTGCTGGAGACGGCGCTCATTAACGTGACGCTCAAGATGTTCACGGAACCCGCCATCGTGCTGGACAAGCCTATGCTGGAAAAGCACCTCGCCGAGGTGAAAGCCAAGCAGGCAGAACTCCTCACAAGAGTCGGCGTTGATCGCTCGGTCTTCATGTCGAACGATAAGTTCGCAGAAATGCTTCGCAGTCGGGGCGTCGAGCCGCCGACGAAAGTCTCGCCCACCACTGGGAAAACCGCCTATGCCTTTGCCAAAACCGACCCCGGATTCCAAGCCCTGCTCACGCACCCGAATGAAGAGATTCAGGCACTTGCGGCGGCCCGGCTTGGTGTTAAAACAACTATCGAAGAGACACGCACACAAGCCTTCATTGATGTGGCATCTCGTGGCACGCTCCCTGCGATGCTGAATTACTACGGGGCGCTCAATACGGGGCGCTTCAGTGGGGGCGGCGGGTTGAACGTGCAGAACCTTCCTCGCGGCGGCGTGCTCCGGCACTCGATGCGGGCTCCCGAGGGCTACGCTATTGTGGCGTGCGACTCCTCTCAGGTGGAAGCGCGTACGTTGGCGTGGTTCGCCGGGCAGGAAGATTTGACCGAAGGTTTCAAAAACAACGAGGACATCTACTCAAAGTTTGCGACGGAAATTTATGCCAAACCGATCAACAAGCACGACTACCCGGAAGAACGACACGTTGGTAAGACGTGTATTCTTGGCCTCGGTTATGGTGTCGGTGCCGGAAAACTTCAGGGTACTCTGGCAAATGGATTCATCCGCGTTTCCATGCCCCTCGAAGAATGTCAGCGTATTGTGGGTCTCTACCGGTCTCTTTATACGAACATTCCAGCTCTGTGGAAGCAGTGCAACACCGCCATCGAACGGATGTACCAAGGCTACGACTCCGTGATTGGGGTTGGGCTTCAGCTCCACGTCAACGGGCGCGAGCGTTCCATCGCCCTCCCCAACGGCTTGAAGCTTTGGTACGCCGACATGCAGGCCACCCAAGGGCAGTACGGCTTGGAGTACACGTACCAAAAACGCAAGGGCATTCGCGCCAAACTCTACGGCGGGGCGCTCACGGAAAACATCATTCAGGCACTCGCTCGAATCATCGTGAGTTACCAGATGGTGGCGATCTCTCGGTGGCTTGAAAACCGCTGTCGAGAAGAGAAAGACGGACGTGTCCGTCGGATTGTAAATATGGTGCACGACGAGGTCGTCGTTGTAGTACCGAAGGAGGAAGCAGAACTTACAAAAGCTTACATGATGAAGGCGATGAAGACGCCTTTAAACTGGTGTAAAGGTTTACCCGTAAGTTGTGAAGCCGACATCGGCGAGACTTATGGTGATGCGAAGTAAAGTGTTGTATTTTTGGTATTTCTAAAAGTTCTAAATCGTAACAAAAAGTTCAACTCTGTATAATAGCCGGATAGGAGGTATACAGAATGGATGACCTTGTTTACGATCACGACAAACTCAAAGCCGCAATTGATTTGCTGCTGGATCTAAAGTTCGGGGAGGCCCGTTCTGACGTGGTTCGGAGCAATTTGACTGGTGCGGCGAAAACCTTGAAATGGTTCTGGGGGCCTCGTCTCCCATTGAAGTATTGCTTGGAAGTTGCTGAGCAGCCCGGTGGTCGACTTTGGATGCTGGATCTGCTTGACAAGGTTGACCGTAAGCGAGACACTATCGCCAAAGAACGGGAAGCGTCAATTGGCCCAAGAACAAAAGCCGCTCAAGAGACGCTTAGGAACTCCGTTCGTAAGAACCGCCTCCGGGAAACGGCTGCGATTCTTACAGAACGCATCCGTCGTATTTCTCGCGGGGAATCTCCGCTTACGAAGGACGATGAAAAAGAATTCCTGTCTCGCCGTCGGGCTTATTGGAAACGTCGTACTGTTGAATTTTTAGAAGCTGCCAAGCAGACCACAGACATGGAAAAGTTTGGGTCTGGTGGCTTGCAAGCCAAAATTGCGGACATTCTTCTCAACGAAGAATTGGGTAAGTATAAGCAGGCGAAAGCCGGTATCTACAACTTGTCCAGCTCTTCTCAGAGAAGATTGAACAACAATCCGAGAGATAAGAAAATGAGGGAGCGCGTCGAAACAGCAATGGCCGCTGCCTTCAAAGCCTCTCAACAGTAAAGCGTGGGCGCTCCCCACGCTTGGGGAGACCCTATGTATATTCCCGCTTGGTCGGCATCATCTGTTGATGCCTACACGACCTGCCCTAAAAAGTATTACCACCTGCGCGTTGCCCGTGACGTACAGGACTTCCCGCCCAGCGATGCAGTCATTGCAGGGCGTGAGCTCCACAAGGCGTTCGAGAACGCCGTCAACTTGGACGAAAAGCTTCCGGCGACGTACGCCCACTACCAAGGGCTCGTCGACAAGATCAAAGCTTTGCCGGGCGAAAAGCTCGCTGAATACCCCTTTCAACTTGATGAGTTCCACGAGCCCTGCGAGAAGCGCGGCGCGTGGACACGAGGCGTCGCTGACTTGGTGGTTAAGCGCGGCAAGGAAGCCATCATCATCGACTACAAGACCGGCAAGCGTAAGCCGTCCGAGCAGCTTGCCCTCTACGCGGCGTATGCCTTCGCATACTGGCCGGAAATTCAGAAGGTTCACACTGCCTTCATCTGGCTCAAGACGAAAGAGATGGACAAGAAGACCTATACGCGGGAGAACATGGCCGAAATCTGGCAATCGTTCCTTCCCGCCGTCGCTCGGATGCGGAAATCGTACGAGACAAACGATTGGCCCGCACGTCCCTCTGGATTATGCCGCAACTGGTGTCCATGCAAAGAATGCAAATTTTGCGGCTTGTAAGTTGGAGCTTCTAAATGTTACAGGATGACGACCAAAATCTCGACGAAATCGAAGCGGAATTACTTGTAACGGAATGGGAATTGGATCATGAAATTCTTCAAAGACGTTTGGAAAAGCGCGGGGGTGATGGGCCTGTGCATATATCTAGCGATGTTCCTTATGAACACGCTCTTTCAGTTCATAGGACTGCTGTCGGGCATGAGCTACAGAGATGCGCTCTTTCTGCTGGGCATCACAATGGCGATCGCCATTTGCGCGTTTGTGGTGTGGGCCGTTGAGGAGGACGACTGATGGGACTCTTGGGTAAAAACTCCCGAACGTTCCGTCCGGAGTGGGTCGGTCGAAGCAACCACTCACTCCATCCCGAGACGGCCAAGGTTCGGCGACTCGTCGCGGAGCAGATCACTAATGGGGTAGTCGGCTTTACGGCGAGCCAATTAAATAAGCTCTTCGCCGACACCGACCTCCCTGATGACGGCAAGAACGGCGGACGATACAGGATGAGCGCTTATAAATTCTTAGCACAACGGGGGTGGAAAAAGCAGACACTCTGCCCCACCTGCGTAGTTTGCTACTCCCCCGCCGCGAGCCCCGG